TTGCTTTCATCTATTGCAGCATCAGCTTTTATATTTGCATTTTCAATATTTCCATTAAATTCGTTATATATTGTATTAAGTTCGGTATCTACCTGGTCGGCGTCCGCAGTGGTACCATTAGTAAAATCGTATGTTCGTGTAACAGTTCCCAATTTTTCATCTTGCCCCCTTTAACCTATATTCCTGTGTAATATTGCGAATTCTCATATTTTCTCCCAAAATATTATTTGAAAATTTATAATTGATATGTTTTCCCCTTTCATTCATATCAACTCTTGTAGTCGAAGTGGTTGCAGCCCCCCATTTACTTGTTCCCCATGTCATTGTTCCCCACAAGGAATCGGAAGCTTGCGCTGCTATCGTATTAGTTCCTGTGCTATCTCCAAAATCAATGTTATGCTCAACGGTTACGGAAAAATCATCAGACTTATTCAATGTCATAAAATATCTTCTGTATATTTTGTCGTTTGAAGGTGAACCTTGGTCAAAGTCTTTAGTCTTATAATATGCGTTGATAGCAACGCCATTATCACTGTATATATTTTTAGTAATCTGATATACAAAACCATCAGTACATGAGCCAAAATACAAATTATCTACACCACTTGAACGGTATATGCACCAGCAATTAGCGGGAATATCCCATATCACCCAGCCACCGGCATAATAATCATAAACAAGGTTTAAATTATTTGTTGTAGATGAACCATAAGGTAGTGATAATATATATTTATTATCCCAGCTTACAGCTTCTGCTTGCGTTATTCTTGCTTCATTTATGCCTGATATTGTTTGTGCTATATCTGCTGATAACATGCTTGTTTGAAGAGCGTCGAAATTTAAATCAGTATTTGTGGTAGTTCCACCCATTACCTGGACTCCGGCATTTCTTGATAAATATATAAGCCCTTGTCCGGTAATTGTAAGACTTCCCTGATTTACGCTACCAGTGCTTGCATTGGTTTTCTTTATCCTCCACAACGTTAATCCTTCAACATAAGTCGGAGTATCGCCATATAAAAGGTATGTATTATATTCCTTTGTTATTACTAGGCTATCAAAACTTACATCGAGTCCGGTTATTAAATCTCCGTCATTTGGGGTTACGTCAACAAAATTTAGTGCGTTCCATGTTTCAGGTGTATCAAGGTCACACCAGTAAAGCCTTGATGGTGCGGAAGCATTTCCGGCCATGAATAAGTAATTCTTGTGCAGTTTTATATATTTGCATACAGGAGGTGAACCTCCCAAAACTGCCGAAGTAGTTCCATCATATTTTTGAACATTATCAGTGCCATTTACTGTAATAAATAAGTTATGGAATGTTTCTGCATTTGTTCTAAGCCCTGCTGTAAGCCCGCTGTTTATGGAAGAAAAAGAAGAACTTCCGGCTATATATTCATATAAATTAGTATCAGATACGGCTATTAATTTTCTGCTTACACCGTTACTGTAATAAAACGGAAATAACCCATATATACCGGATGAACCGGATATTTCAGTAGTATTTAAAACGGTAAAGCCTGGTCTTTTATTTATCTCTTTATTTGTAACTACTACATTAAGTAAATCTTGTGCATTGCCATCAGCTATTAATGTACTGTCATCTTTATTATTAAGCCCTAAAAATGAGCTTAGGTTATAAGCTTTTAAATCGCTTTTTATTTTTAATAATTTTGCCAACCATAGCCACCTACTCTTTATTCCTATAGTAGTCGTCCATAGGTTCTCTGGTTTTTAAATTCCTTGAGAATCTAAATCTTGGCGGTCTAGTCATATCTTTTTCTTTTAAATGCTTCTTTATAAGAGAAATTTTTGCATTACATTCCTGCATCTGGTAATCAGCCTTTTCTTCTTCTCCGTCTTTTATAAGCGCAAGATAAACCATATATGTAATAATTGCGTCATCATATAAAGAATTGATTTCAAGGCTGTCGGTAGTTGCGTCTATTATTGCTGGAGATTTGTAATAAAATATTTTTATAGTGTCTCCACTTACATTAGGTATGGGAATAAAATATATACTATCGTTCCAGATATAATAACTTATGGGATCACCGCTATAATCTGTTTCATCGATATCTGATTCGTCTATATCTAAAAATCCTGCTTTCTTAACAGGTTTACCATCATATTTAATTCTTCTTAAAGCATAAAAATCAGAAGGCAGGGAATAGCTTTGAGTACCGCTCACTGATGTTGAAGTTGAAATACCTTCCAAACATTTTGTTTCTCTTACGAAATATTTCTGTGCTTCATCGCAAAAAGATACTAAATTTGCATCTGTAAAAAAAGCTGTGCTTGTTTCATTGAGTCTTTGCCTTGCCGAACTTATAATTGTACTTACTAATGTTCCCAAATATCATTTCAACTCCAATTCACTATCAATTGTTTAGCCATTAAACGGCATTATCTTTACTGTAATAGTTCCCGTATCACCGGCTGTTGTTCTCTCAAATCCAACCTTGATCGACGGAGGTATATTTTCGACTATGTAATATTCTCCGGCATCATCGGTATGAAGAACCCCAAAACTTCCATTTTCTACCGTTCCATCGGCTAATACATAATTTGTATTATCTATTGAACCATATATTTTAATTGTTCCAGCCCTGTTCCATCCTGTCGTACATACATATTGGACATATAATTTATTAAAACCGCTGCAATTTATAGCGGTTAAGCTTGCAACGGTATCGGCAGTATCATCGAGAGCATCACATACGGTTTGTACAAAACCGTGGCTTATGCCTGTTATATTAATTCCGCTCAAGTTATATCACTTCTCTCTATATCAGTTTTTAAATTTTCAGTAAGAACTTTTAATTTTTCTTCACGTGTTCTTTCCTCTATTGCTTTTTTCATCTGTGGGGTATCGCCATATTTTTGTAAAGCTTCAAGTTGAAAACTTCTTACAGTGTTCTTAAAACATGCCATTCTTTTTGTAAATTTGCAGTAGGCACATTTCCAGCTTGTCGCATTGCAATTATTGACACGCTTCATCCTTTTCTGAAAAGCCGGCATATTTATTTCAGAGCTATTTGGAGTTAGAACTTTTACCAGTACGTTTTTTCCTTGTTTGCGTCTTTCTGGTATTTCCATCTTTAACCCTTTTTTCTGTTTTAATTTCTTCCTTAATTGGTTCTTCTCTGAATATTATTTCTTCACTTATCTCTTTATTTACAGAATTTAATTCTTCCAATGCTTTTACTTTTGACTGATTCTCATAGCTTTCCAACTTTGCTTTTAACTCTGCATTTTCCTTAGCAAGTTTTTCCTGCGGAGTAAGTTCCCTATTGGCTTCTCTTATAAACCATTCTGGATGCATTTCAAGATATGCTATTTCTTCATAATTGGAAGTTCTTATTATTCCCCAATTAAATTTTAAGAAATGATCTTTGTAATCTGGCGCACCCGTCTTATAATCAAACTTATTTATGCTTTTTTTATATAGTATTTTTGAGTTCTGCGAGAATCTGTCTTTATATGCTTTTTTCATAAGATATGTAATACTTTTAGAACCCTGGGGCAATCCCTTTAATTCGTTCTCCGCTTCTTTGACTTTATTCTCCCAATTACTGTATTCTTCATCATTTTTAACCCATGGAAGTATTTCATCACCGATTTGAAGCGGTCTTGCTGTTTTAACTATTGACATCTACTAATTAACAACTCCTATTTTTTAGATTTTTTATCTTTTATATCTACTACGTTATCTGTAATTTCTTCTGTTTTTATTTCGTCTTCGTTTTTTTCAATCCATTGGTTAACTTCGCTTAATGCACCGATATTAACCTGATATTGATTAATTAATTTCTTTCTTGCTTCATCAATTTTGTTTAATTCATTTATTATCTGATTGTTAAAACCTATAATTTCATCTCTACGTTTTTCTAATTTTCCTAATTCCATTTATTCTCCTTGTAAATAATTATCCCTGCCATATTTCAGACAGGGATATATGATAAATTAATATATAATCTATATTTTTTATGTTGCTTTGGTTAATGCTGTATATTGCCAATTAGTGCCATCTGACACTACAAAATATGTTTTGCCATCACTTGAATCGACAACTACACCCATAAAACCAGCTTTTGTTTTATTAGCAACATCAAAAGCTGTACTAAATTCCCCATCAGTAGGTGTTCCAGTAAGGTCAGCAGTTGTACCAACCTTAGTTAACAATCCTCCCGAAGCCTGCAATGTTTCTGCTACAAGGACTGTACCTTTTTCAACCCATAATGCTTCAAGATTTGTACCATCACAATTGATTGTCATACCATAAGCAGTAGCACCGGCAGCATTGGCATTACCCTCGATTCTTACAATAGAACCTCCGGCAGCAATAGCACCAGTTTCATGTGCAACATGCAGTAATGCCATATCATTGGCTACTGCACCAACACCTGTAATCTTTACAGCTGAATTTGTTGCAGCAGATGTTGTAATATCTAAAGCTTTTGCATCTTTAGCAGCTACAATTTCTACGGCACAAGCAGCAACATGAGGCGACCCACCCATAGTAACATTTAATATATTACCGCCAGTTGCTAAATTGCCATCATTGGTTAAATTAACTACTCCTAAACCGTCTGTTAATGCTCCACCACCGTTAATTAATACAACAGGAACGGAAGTAGGGTCTGCATCAATATTTAATCCTTGAACTGTTTTACCATGTCCATCAATTTCAACAAGAGTTGGAACGTTAGTTGCTGTAAGTCCTGAACCATCTACTCTAAGTAAATTAGAACCAGCAGCATCAGGCGTACCAGTACCAAGTATCTCAACTACAGCTTTATTGTCAGCTATAGCACCAGAACCGGTTATTGCGACCGTTGAATCAGTAGCAGCACCAGAAGTTATAACTAATGCTCCGGCATCTTTACCGGTAGTTGATATTTGAGCTGCATAAGGAGTATTTGTTGCTGTGATTCCTGTCCAGTCAATAAATAATGCATTACCAGTTGCGTTTGGAGCTCCATCGGATACTAAATGAACCAATGCTTTCCCGGCGCCGGTATTAGCTGTAGCATTTACGAGTATAATATCTGCCGTGTTTGCTTCATCATCAATATTAATTGCTTCCATTGATGTGCCGGTATCATTATTAATAAATATAAAATTACCAGAAGCAGCAGCAGTGGCAACATTTAAATCAATCATATTGCCTGTAAATACAACATCAGTATGGCAATAAATAAAGTCAGAAGCTGTGCCATCTGAATCTATTGCTATAATAGGTACAGTTCTTGTACCACCGGTACAACTAATATCAATAGCTGCCATACCTGTAGCAGTAGTACCCATATTTAGGTCTACCATATTACCGGTTCTTGCAGCAGCTCCCTGATCTATTTTTAAAATATTACCAGAACCAGCACAATCCGTACCATTAAGATATAATAGATCATTATTTTGTGCTGCCAAGTCCGTAAGTGTCATGCCATCGCCAGCACCATCAGTAGTCATACTAAATTGGCCGGATGTAATATCAATATCTCCGGCGGTTACAGTAATATCTCCGGCAGTTAATATTAGTGTGGCAGCATCTTTGGCAACACCGGCTAAAGTTACAATACCGGTTCCTCCGACTGTCATTACAGAAGTTGAAGCATTTTGCAAGTCTATTAACTTACAACCTGCACCGGCATCAGCATCTATTTCAAGAGCTGTACCAGTTGTCAATGTATCCATTTCAAGAGATACAGCAACAGCATCGGTTAAATCTGTAGTAATTGAAACTGTTGAAGCTGTTAATGTTAAATCTGTTCCGGCTATTGTTGTAAATGTTGCAGCTCCGGCTTTTGTAACATACCAAGTGCTTGATGTGCCATCAATATCATAACCGGTACCGCTATTGGTTAAATCTATTAAAGCACCAGCACCTGTACCAGCTTTATTAATTGCAAGTGGTACATGGTTTGTAGCTTCAGTTATAGATAAACCAGCAGAACCATTAGCTGCTAAAGTTACAGCACCGCCATCAACAACTATTGTTTTATTTAAATCATATGCTGAATCAAGTCCGGTACTTGAAGAACTTGCCACAGCAACAGCAGTATCGGCACTGCCATTCCAATATTTAAAATTATGTTCGCTGGCATCATATCTTAGTTGTCCTTCTACTGCTGCACCGGAAAGCCCACCAGAGCTGGCAAAAGCAGTATCACTTGATATAAAACTAAGATACTTAAAACCAAATTTAGAATCCCCTTCTATCTTAGGGTACAATTTGCTTAAATTTTTTTGTGCCATTTATTTTCCTATTGCCTTACACCACATAAGAATATTCTAAGATTTTAGATTTTTAGAATATGCGTGTTTTTCGACAAACATGATATAAGGGCTTAAAGTGGGGATTTTATAGTTATCCCCGAAACTTTTAGGCTAGTCGCGCTTTAAGATATTTTAAGATGTGCTTGTGAGATAAATATAAGCAGCATGTTCTTCATTATGAAGCATACATGAATACTCCCCGATTATTTCCATCTTTACATTGTCTGTAGTCTGTGGAAGATCTTTAACCTTAAATGGTCTGTATGCACCAATCTTGAACATGGATTTATCCATTATGATTACATCTGACTGAAGCATATATCTATTAAGTACAATATCGCATACTCCGAAGTCGGTTTCGTATTTTGAAACCACTCCGCCATATTTCTTGTCATCAAGATTTGCTCTCCTGTAAGGAGTCAAGAAATCAGATATAATTCCTTTATCGAAGCTATTTACTATAATGGTATTGGGGTCTCCGCCTGCATCGTATATTGCCTGCATTTCAGCCTTTAAGTTTGATTCCGTAAGTTCAGCGGAAGACAAACTTGTAGTATTTGTCTGAATGTTCGGATATGTTGCAGTAGAGCCTTTACCTATAATACCACCCATTGTTCTTGGCTGTGTTGCAGAGCCTTCTAGCGTTCCGGTATTTGGATTGCCATACAAAACTGCTCTTTCAAGAAGCTTTGCAAGCCTTAATTGCTTCATTTTTAACTGATGCTGGCTCTCCTTAGGAATACCATATTTCGGTATAAGCTCATAAGATTCAGATACAGAAATAGTATCAGAAAATATCTGCGTATAATTAACTTTAGATGGTTTTGTATAGAATCTTATATCATTGCCATAGGTATATCCTTCAAGCTGTGCCGAACCTATAATATATATAGCATCGCCATTGGAATTGGCATTGGATTCTGTTGAACCACAATCCCCTCGCCCATATACGTCTATAGTATTTCCGCTTTCATCAACATCGGAAACGATACAAATTTCACCATCGGCTGTCATAATAACGTCACCGACTCTGAAAGCATCACCATCTGTTACGGAAAGACCAGACGTATCTGAACCTGTGTTCCCACACTAATTTGCAGTTACTAATTCCTGCAAGGTTGGACTATCGCATCTCTTTTTAGAGTCATTACACTTAGTCTCTAAAGCTGCATGAGGTTTAATATAAATACTTTTTAATTTCTTACATTCTTGATAAAGGTTTTCTCTAATTTCTAATTCATGTTTAGATATTTTAGGACTTCCTGCTTTTTGTAGATGTCCTTGGAATCTTATAGCAATTTCAGCTTGGTCTTTTTTATATCTTAGATATGGTTGTATTTTTTTTAACATTTCCATAGCTTTTAATGAATTTATTTTCCAAACATAAATATAGGTTCCATTTATAGCTCTACCAATATCTTTTGAGCTTCTATCTAAATATTGTATAGAACCTCCCCACTTACCATATAAAAATTGCTGAACTCTACCATCTTTACCATTAAGCCCGACTTCTAATTTATATCTTGGGGTTTTTTCTTTTTCCCTTGTTGTGTTGACTTTTTTTATGCTTATCCAGCCATCGCAATCTATGCAACCTGCTGTATAGGCATAATCTCTAATATTTTCCTTTATCAAATTAACCTCTGCTTGCTGGGGGTTAGCAATTTCAGCTTTCCCCGTATCAGTAATGATTTATACTGGACAGAACACTAAAGTGAATATCCAGTTGCAGCCGTTCCGATGGTTGTATTAATTGGAGGATGATTATCCTCGACGTGCTCAATTTTTGTGGATTTTACTTCTAATTTTTCATATCCACCAAATAAATCTCTAAGCGGTAAATCTTTGGGATCTTGACTATAGATTATGTCTTCACATATCCTTTTCCTTGCGCCATCGGTAATATCGGTGCTGTCAGAATATACATAAGAAGTACCACTTGTAAGTGTAGCTGTGCTTCCCACTCATAAATCAACTCTTTCTTTAAAATTTTTTCTGTTTTTAGGGTTCTACATGTGGCTACATATTAACAAATTTACCCACTACATAAACTATTCTCTGGGCTTGATTCCATATGCATCTCTGTGAAATCTTGCAAATATATCAGCATCAAGGCTTGAAAAATCTTCTCCCTTGTTCCAGTTGCCTTGTTGTCTTGCTTCCATAATTTTTCTATCTAAATCAGGCTCGCTGTTATTATTTCCGCTACTACCGGATGGGACTTCCGTTATGGTTGTCTGATTTGAAATATTTTTAGCTTCTATGTTTGCCGAAGCCTGTGCATTTTTCTTGTCAATTATTTCTTTTGCCATTCTTGTTTTGGCAAGCCCATACCATATTTCAGAACGGTTAGGGTCATTTTCATATTTTTTGAAATCTTCCCCATTTATATACTTGCCCATATTGGAAAATACTGTCTCAAATTCCGGATCGGAACTTTTAATATTTATAAGAATATTCCTGTCGCTTTCTTTTAATTTATTCTGGTATATCTCTTTTTTAAGTTCTTTTAGTTCTTCGGATGTCTTATTCTGGGAATATTTTTCAATAGTTCCCATTGGGTCTTCCGCAAGTTCCTTAAATATCTTTTCGTTTTGAGACTGCTTGTCTTCGCCTATAAAAATTTCCTGTATTTTGCTTAATTTTTCGGTATTACTTTCCAAAACAGGAATTTTATTTTTTATTGCCTCGAAATCATTTTTCATGGCATTGATGGCATTTATATCTATTTCGGGCATTATTTCCGGCTTCGCTTCCAGTTTTATATCCGGTTTTATATCTGGTTTTGCGGAGTCGGGCTGTATCGCCTGTTCCGTTACATTTACTACTTCGTCTGGCATTTATTATTTATTCTCCTTTTCAATTTTTTCTACTAAGTTATTCTTCTTTTTTATATATTCAATTGGCTTATTAAGAATAAGCTTATAAACCGACATTGAAGTTCTTATATCGTTAATCTCGTCTATGGTTCTGGCATTATAACTTTCAAGTAATGCTCTTTTAAACTCTATAGACCTATTTATCCATTCGGATAAATATTTCCATCCTTTTGATTTAATAAAATCTTCAAAAACATTACCTCTTGCTATAATTTCTTCTGGGGTTAATTTTTGTTCTATCTCTACTAATTTCTTAAAAATATCTCCTCTTTGATATTCGTCCTCCATTAAACCTCCTTATTGTGCTACTGGTAAATCCATTTGACCTTGCATTTGCCCGCTCATTTGTCCCGATTGATTAAGCATATTCTGCATTGGATTTTGTCCAGACATCTGTCCCATTGGCATACTCTGTGGTATCATCTGTCTAAAGAACTGGTCTGGATTAAGGAAATTAAGAAGTTTCATTAATTCCTTATCAAATGCAGTCTGGTTAAATTCGGGATTTCCGGCAAATATTTGCCTGTATCTTAAAAGCTGCTCAAGTCTTGCATATTTACTAAGCCCTTCAAGTGAAGCGCCTACTGGCTCGAAATCAAATCTTCCGATAATATCTTCAACATCATATTGGGTTACGGTATATTGTTCTCCTGTAAGTTTGAATATTTTATCCGTGTTGATAAACTGCTCATTTAAATCAACCATAAATTCAGAACCACGACCTAAAATATTCTTGCATAACAAAAGTATCATGAGTTTGAATCTATAGTTGGCTGCTTCCTGTAAACTTAAAATACCTGTTGCGGTTTCCCTGTCCTGTGATGGTCTGCCTTTAGAATAATCATAAATTCCATGAGTAGTCTGAATGTCATCTGTTATTATTTTTGCTTCCGTGAAAGCATTGGTTGTAACATCTTTTGTTTCAAGAGCTTCTATGCCATCAACATAATTAGTCTGTATTACACCGCCTGGCTCATTTATAAGATTGTCGATATCAACGTCTGCATCTCTTGCTATCTTGTACATGCAGTTAATAGCAAGCTTTAAATTATCCATTCTAAGGTTTCTAAGATCATTGAGTTCATTCTGTAGACTTTCGACCATCTCCATTAAGCCTATGCCATAAAATTGGTGTTCAACTGGACAAATAATTCCGGAAACAAAAGGTTTTCTGCAATGCCAGTATGGATTTTCTTCATCCCTTATGACAACCTGTTCTTCTGCAAGAACTATTACCCTATCGTCTTCCCAATATTCATAAAGAGTTACTTTCTGTGAATGTTTATCAATGCTATTGTTTGGGTCATGCTTATCAACATTTATAAATCTTTCCCGACCATCATCATGCCTGATAGTTCCCTTTATTTCTTCAACCATATTTACATTTTTATAAATACCCATTTTCTGCATCTGTTTTAACCTGTCCATGGTGGTTTCTGTTACCATAATGCAGTATTCGGCTGTATCAATTGATGTAGCTTTTGGGTCTATATAAAAATTAAATATATCTATCGGATATATATACGGGTCATCATAATAAAGTATCTCTTGTTCAACTTTTTCTATGACTGGTTTGCCTTTGTTGTCATAAACAGGATTGCCAAATTCATCAATTTTAGCTCTGAATTTTTTTACTTTGCGGTATTCTTTTTTCCAGTCGACCTTGGCAATGCATGTCCCGTATATCAAACACATCTTGGTTAAAAGATGAAATGAATTTATAAAATCCATTCTGTTTATCTGATAATTGAGAAGCTTTTCGATAAGACTTGAATCTATGATATCCTCTGTCGAACGTGGTTTGACAGCAACAATTGGGTCATATGAAAATATTGCTTCCATGACACGGGGTATTACTGTTTCAACAGATGAAAAGCTATATGGTATAAATAATCTTGCCTGAAATTTGTATTCTTTTTCACTTGCAAGACGAGAACGGTATTGTTTCTGATATCTTAACCATGACTGATCATAATTAAGTTTTCGGTAATCTCCGGCAGTATTGAATCTGTCAATTACGAGTTGTCTTGCTTTTTCATCTTTGTCGTTTAGTTTTACTTCTACTGCCACCCATATACACCCTCTTGCTTCTTGAGTTTCTTATTGCATTTTTGTTACTTATACTTTTGGATTTTTCTTTATTACCTGCTGTCTTTTTTGAACCCAAAGAATTTTTTTTCTTTTTGCCTATCTTTTCGGGAAGACCGTCGATATCCGATGTCTCATCAAGCCATTCTTGAAATTTTTCCTTCGAGATTTTGCCTTCTTCTACCATAGAAGCAAATTTACGAAGTTGCGCCCTACTTTTGAATGGCATTACTATCAATCTCTTTTCTGTTAGCTTCAATAACTTTCATCATTTTTATCCTATCCTCGGGCTTTAACATGTTATGCAAAACTTTGAAGACATAAGGTCTTTTCTTATTTTGTTTATTTTCCTGCCATTTCTTTTCAAATTTCGGCATTTTTATTTATTTTTCCCTTGTTTTGATATTTTTTCTTTTGTTTCTATTCTTGGCTGATTGCTTCCGGCTTTATCAATTTTTTCTGAAACAGACTTGTTTTCTTCTAAAACAGGCACATTTTCTTTCAATTTCTCAATATTTATATTCGGAACTAATCTGATTACAGAAGTTTTAACTATTGTGCTTTCAAATCCGATAATATTACCTTCCGTATCAGTATGTGTTGTGGTCTGCTTGGTAGTTGATAATTCCTGCTCTGCGAGATATTCTGTTTTTCTGATTATGTATCCGTCCAGGATACTCATATCATATGTGGCAGATTCCCCATCTTTGTCTGTTACTACTTTTATAATGCTCATAATTTTTCCTTTGGTTCTTATTAATTCTTTGTTATTAAAAATTCATTCATGACCGTGTCACCATTTTCATTTCTCCTAGTCATTATGTATGGAATATAATATTTCTGCCCGTTAAAATCTAAAATGTAATACGGATAATATTGATTACCATAAGCAAGCCATTGCATATTTTTAAAATAATCCATATTAAAACTTGACTTGGGAATATATGATTTGCTTCCGATTGGATTTTTTATCTTAAATATCTTTTGTTTTATTCTGTTAAGTAAATTTCTCATATCATTAGTCTTAATTAATATCCCGTGTATGGATTCCTTTTAACATCTTTTTGTTTCCTCTCTCCTTTGACGATTAGTGGAAGTGTCGGCCATACCATAACAGCTATTGCAAGAGCCATTACCCTATCATCAAAATTACTTCCGGAAGCACCGGTTGAACCATCTGCGAATTCGGTATATGTTGAAAGTTCATCAAGCAGTTTTTCACTATGTAAAATCAAATCCTTATCACGCAAAGAAGTATCAAGCCTGTCAATCATTAAGGATTTTGTTTTCTGTGTTGTTTTCCAGCCCAAATTTTCAGTAGTATGAGAAACTCTTTTGCCAAATTCCGGCCTGTAATAAAGCCTGTAATAAATAGGCTTCAAATGAGTTAAAGTTGTTAAACCGTGATTGTTTACTTCTACCGCAATTAAAGCTTCATTGTAGTATTTTCCAGCGATAGCAAGTTCTTTTGAAAATACTTCGGGTCTAATATGACCGCAATATTCTGCAACCTGTTCCATGTTCTTTTTGTCAAGAACTTCGACTGTGGAATAGTTGCCATCAGATAAGCCCTCTGCGACATCACAACCGAATACATATCTGTTATCTTTCTCGGGATGTTTATAAATAGCCCAATTACCAGTCTTATTCGGTCTGAACTCTATTTTCTTTTCAAGAATTCCACTTGCATTTTTAACTTCTACTTCGACAAACTCGCCTATCTGTGGGGGTAAAATTAACTCGCCTTTTTCATCTTTTAATTGTGCTGCGTAATCTTGCAGTACTTCACTGTCAAATACATTCTTCCCTGTAGATATGAAAGCTTCAATATCATCAGAAGGATATTCCTGCTTGAATTTATCAAGACGGTTATTACACTTGTTTCTTATAGCCCATCTTCGCCAATAAATCTGTTCGTCATCAAGGCTATATCTTTCTTTTAATTTCTTTTCATTGCCATAGTTGGGATGATCCCAGTCTATTATTTCAAAATCGGGAGGTACTTCTTTTCTATATTCTTCAAGCTCAAACCATGCTATAAATATTGGTATATATTCATTCCGCCCGGCTTTTGCATTTTGCCATAAATCATAATAATAACCGCCGACACCGTTAGCTGTGGATTCAATTACCATTATTGAATCTTCATCATCTACGACAGCCTGTGGTAGTCCGGTCATTACCTCTTCCGGTTTTTCCCAGAAAGCAAGTTCTGATATATGAAGATTCTGTATTGTTAGAGACCTACCTGCTTGCGGGTTATTGGCTGTATCAACCCTTATAACACTTCCAAGTCCAGATTCCCTGTCTTTTGTCTTGGGATTTGGATTTTCAAATAAAACTTCAATTTTATTTGAAGTTTTCTGCATCGGTTTGAAATCAACATCAAGCTTGTCATAAAATCTCTTTGACATCTTGAACAGATGCTGCGTTGATTCCTTATCATGTGCAATAATCAAGGAAGTTATATTCTCGTTTGTTGCAGTACTATGAAAAATTAAGGCTTCTATTAATGTTGAAATACCGGTCTGTCTTGCTTTTAAAATTATGATTCTTGCTGGAATATGTTCTTTTCTTAACTGGCATATTTTTTCATATACTTTTGTCTGTACTTCGTTGAATACAAATTTTTCAAGTTTTGCTTTTTTTGTTTTTATATATAAAAGTGATTCTATGTAGAATCTCGGATCATCGTGTAATTCTTTAAGCAGTTCCTCTTCGCTCTGAATTATTTTGTTCATACTGCATTTTCATTCTCCTGAGCTTATCTTCGAGTGAAGATTTTTCTCCTATTTTCTTTTCTACTGTTTTGTCTCTTGCCTCATCTATTAAGCCGAATAACTGGCCATATAATTTAATTGCAGATATTTTGTTGTTGTCTTTGGTTTTTTTGTCTTTTATGATTTTTAAAAGTCTCCCGACAACATCCGGGAAATCATCAGCAGATTTTCTTTTTGTTTCATTTATTATTGCGTCCCTAACATTTGCTCTCTGGCGCATGTTGTACAGGGTTTTTTTGTTAACACCGAGAAGGTTTGCAATATATTCTTCGCTTAAATTTCCTGTAGTATTTTCTGGATCGGATTTTATTTTTACATACTCTTTTTCTATCTCGCTTAAATCGGGATACTCGCCATATAAATCCTTCCTTGCTACAATCTTTCGACCCCTACCCATTATTTTTTAGCCTCAACAAGTGTAATTCTAAGGAATATAATATCTGGTTCTTTTTTATACTGGTGTTGTGCTGATAAACAGCCTTATTAAATATCGGTCTATTGCAAATATCGCAAATTGGGAGAGACATCATTTTAATTGGATTTATCATAGGTTATTCCTCTTCAATAAAACCCCGATATGAATCTAAGTCTTTTAAAAAATCATATGTCTTGTCAACATTTTCAAGTTCATTTCCATTAAATATCGTCTGTATTCCCTGAATTTTAACACTTGTTCTTTCTATAAGATTTTTTAAAATCTCTTTTTTTCTGTCGGGATTGTATTTCTTACCGTAAATTTTATCTAAGGCTTTTTGAATATCTTCCCTATCAAATTTATTCTTATTTCTTATAGTATTTTCAATATCTTTTAAATCTATTTCTATTTGTTTATCTTCAAGTGTTACCATCTTTTGCTCCAAAAATTAGAGGGGTGGGATTGCCACCACCCCTTTTAATTCAATACCCAAACCCTGATCCACCCTGACTTTTTGTTGTATGGAGAAGTACCAAACCATATTCGGGAAGTTATTTTCGTTATTTTTTGTTTTTCTGTAATTCTTTAAAATTGTTAATTAAGATTTGTTTTTCTTTTTCATCAGCATTTTTTGGTATATTGTGTTTGATGAATCTTCCAAGCTTATTTATGAGCCTCCTGCCCATATCTTTATACCTTTTGCAATGCTCTTTGTGGTGCCCTATCTTTCTGGCACCACCACCGGATTTCTGTTTATTAGCCATTATTCTTTAGGTAATGCGCCCTTATTGATTATGTTGTCTGCTATTGCTTTTATGATTTTGTCGTAAATTAGTTGTGCAACAACAAGTGTTATTATGCCTGCAATAATGCAGTTATATAACGGCAAATCTCCAAAATATCCAGAATAAAAACCGACTACAATAGCTATAATTCCAACTATAAAAGCTAAAACTTCACCCTTAAAATACTTTGCTATTGCTGGAATCTTTAACAGTATGAATGTAACTACCCATACCGATAAAGCAACCATCCACATTTCTTTAGGAATTGTTATAAATTCTTCCATTAAATTTTCTCCTTTAAATCTTCTAAACTATAAAAAACAGGAATTTTAAGTTCCTTTGCTCTGTTTATTTCCGCCAATGTTCCGCTTGAAGTCTGATAATACGGTAAAACAAGAACAGCATCACTTGCTTCAAGCCACACCATAGAGTGTTGCCTGATACAATCGACTGAAATTTGTTCTTCTTCTCTTAGCTGAAGAAATACATTATAATCGAGCCAGGGAATAAACGGACTGTATCCCGCAAGTAAAACCTCTGTCCCAGCTCTGATTCCTTTTCGTATATTGTTGAGAACATCCAGAACATTGTCTGCGGAATAAGAACCCGCAATATATATTCTTTTCATTTGCTTTCCTTCTTGTCTTCTTTCTCGTCTTCTTCAATTGCCATTGCCAAAAACATCATTGCCCGACAGAAGAAATGTCCGGCATGATCATCCTGCCCATCCTTTGCCATCCATGCATAAGCATGAGCAAGAGCGTGGTTTAAATGTTCTTCAGCAGAAATCTTTCGCCAGTTATCTCTTTCATATTTATTGGCACCCCTATATAAGACTTCTGAAAGACGAAACATTGCTTTCGGGTCAGCTAAATGAAAGCCGTATCCTATCTTACTTTGCTTCCCGCCGTTTTTATTTACTTCTATTTCCTCATTTTGAGACATTCCTTTAATCATATTTTCCTGTTAATAATTCTTTATAATAAAAAAGCCCATAAATAGGGCTTAAAATCGTGCTTAAAATTTAACTGCGTGTCTCTAAAGTGCCTTAAAATTCATTTTCTCAATATCTAATCTTAATTTTCCCCCAGACATAAAATGATATTGCTTTATATGTTATCTTTAAAATAAAAGCCAAATTTGACGATATTTTAAGTGCTTTTGGTATATTGACCAAATACATTTTTATGCACTTAAGTTATTATTCATTTAGTGCATCCCACATTTTCTGGTTCTCCTATATCATTCTTAAAATCAAATTCATCACAAAAATCATCATAGTAAAAACTGATTTTCTTAATAAAACCATCCTCAAATGATATTTCATCAATCTGTTTTCCTGTATTTAATTCTATGGTATTTATTACTTCGCTAATTGTTGTTGCTTCAGCTACGTTTAACATTTACTCTCCTCCATTCATTTACAATATTGGTTTATGTCTTTTTCGTATTGAGCATTACCCAACCTAACGTCAGTATTGAGA